AGCCGTAGTTGGAATATTTGTTAAACCACTACCATCTCCATAGAATATACCATTAGTTAAAGTGATATTTCCGTTTATTAGATTTATATCACCATTTACTGATGTATCACCTTGTATTAAAACCTCATCTAATGTAATGGCTGATAAAGAAGGTATTCCTGTAATACCACTACCATCACCATAAATTACCCCTCCAACTGTTAAATCATTTGTTGTTGTTAAAGTCCCATTTACTTCCGTATTACCGATGATTTGAAGTGTGCTACCACTACATACTTCAATATTATCTGTCTTAATACCACCACCACAGAAATCTACTATTGAATTAAATGTTGTATCACCTGTAACTGTTCCTCCATTCCAATTGGCTACAATACCTGTTAGATTACTTCCATCACCATAGTATGTCCCACCACTGAATGTATTTCCGTATATCGTATCACCACTTATAATTGTCCCATAAAAACCTGTGCCATACAAATCTCCTGTCATTGTATCACCAGTTTTATTTACATAAGTTGATATTGAAATAGATGATGTTCCTGATGTGATTGGGACAATACCATTTAAGGTGCGTATCCACATATTATCATCCGCTGCGTTTAAGAAAAACTCACCTACATATAAGTCTGTTGGAGACCATGTCCCATCTGTATGGTCTAATGATGGTGCTATTGTCGGTGTTTCACCTGATATTGTAGAATATTTGAATGTAATTCTACTATTTTGTGTGTTTAATGGCATATTATATCATTTTTTATAAAATATATTATTCTCTATATTTGTTTTTTAGAATAAAAACTCTAAACTATTATCAACACCACCTACAATTATGTTGTATGGTGATACTCCTCCTGTATTCATAACACTATCAATAGGACATTTAACCAAATCTACCTTATTACCTGAATTAAATGGTGCTGATGTCTTATTTACCAAACTACCTATCTTATTTGGTTTCTGTGGTAATGTCTCTTTTTCTATAACATTACCATTCATATAGATGGCATTTGATTTTGTTACATATTGTCCGTTTCCTATAACCTGTGTATTCTCAACACCTGCCTCAATAAAGTTATTATCACCTATGATTTCTAATTTTTTAACCGATGGTGATATGTTATTATTATTACCTTTGATAGATATTTGAGATGCCGTAGGGGCTACATAATTCTTCTTACCCATTATCTCAACCCAACTACCCTTTTGGAAGGTATTTTGATTTATATTAGTATATAAGTTATTTTTGGAGTATGTATTATTACCTGTTTTTTTCTTTGTATTTAAGTTTTCGTTTTCAGTATAATACTTCCATCCATAAAAACCTTTTGATGTTTGATTAGTCCAAGTCCCAAATGTTGTATTTGTTGTAATACCACCTGTTGATATACCTCCACTACCTGGCTCTAAAAAAGGAATATTCCAACCTGGTTTCCCAATTGGTTTTTTCTTAATTTCTTCCGTAGGTTTTTTGGTTACAACACCACTATTTCCTGTTGAAGTAATCTTTTGTGAAGGGAAATTTAAGTATGTATAAGTTTTGAATAATTCAACTTTAGCCGTTTCAGTTAAAATATCATATTCTAATTTATTTATCTTATAATACACATCATCCATTTGGATTGTATCAAAAATATTTAAGTTTATAATATCTAATGGCTTAATATGTAATTCACCAGTCCAAATATGACTATCAGATGAGGTTATATCTATCATTAGATTTTTCCAATAACCCTCATATAAGTTGTCCTGTGGGATTATCTCCCAATCGTAATAGTATTCCTTCGTTTCACCCCAGTTGATGTCGTATGTTGGAGAATATGGGTCATCAAAGTGCCCACAATAAGGATAATTATTAAATGTATTACCCTTCAAACTCCACTGAACACCATGTGTTTTAACACCACCATATATCAATATTCTTGGTTTAACATCTCTTTCTTCTGTAAAACCATTCTCAATAGTTAAGAATGCTGGTGCTATCATATCTGTATTTAAGAATTTAACCATTGGTGATGGTGAAAACTTAACATCTATTTTATCTTGATTTGTAACGAAATCGTTATTTATCTCAATTAGTTTTTGTCCGTAAATATCTGTATAATTGGTTGTATATAACTCATTATACCAATCATCATCTTCTGTGTATGTAAATAAGTATTCTTTATTGTTTAATTCAGCCAATGGTGTAATCTTAATTTCCTTTGCCCTATCAGCCTCATCAGTCCAATCATATATTTTTACATCATCTGACGAATAAAATACATCACGAGGTTCAATTTGGAATGTATCTTCATCTATCGGCACCCAATAAAGGTTAAACATTTTATTTATGTCCTTAATGAAGTCAATACAATTGTAATCATTAGGTAATAATTGGTTCATATCAACTGTATCACCTTCGTATATCCATTCTTGTGCCGTTGTGTTATATAATTCAGTTTTACAATCTATATCAGATGATACACCATTGAAGATATAACCACCAATAGTTTGTCCTGCTAGATTTATAAACTTTGATGCATTAGGTCCAGCGTCAGAAATAAAATCTATGTATATTTGATATTGATGAAATGGTTCAAGAATACCTGTATAATCTAAAAATACATTTGTAACAACTACATAATCTGTTTTAGCCGCACCAACTTGTCCTGTTGAATGTATCACCTCAAATGGTTCAGAGTGAATAAATGTATTTGTTGTAGCGTCTTTTAGATAAACATTACCTCTAATTCTCGGTCCTGTAATAAAAAATCCATCTGGTTGTCCAGGTGTAGCCCTAAATATTGTTTTTATACAGATATTAGCCGCAATAGAAGTGTTTTGTTTAACTATTGGTATGTAAGTATCACCATAAAAAAATAAGTTGTTAGGGTCAGAATTCTCTGTTGGAAACTTTATCTTATATTTTGGTGAAGTCCATGTATTGGTAACACTACCTGTATAAAACTTTTTATAACCAGCATAACCCAAATCATTATAATCACTATCACCTATCTCAACACTGAATAATCTTTTGTTTTTTTCTTCATCACTTAAATAAAGTTTTGATTTATTATAAGGAAAAATTAAACTCTTAAACTTATCACTATTAAGAAACTCTGACTTATATTGTTTTTCACCATTTGAAAAGATTTTATCCCATATTGTTTTTACATATACTGCGGGTAAAAAATCTTCAACACTTAAATCAAATTCTTGTTGTCCTCTGTTGATAAGTGGATAAACATATCCCCTACCTTTTAAGAATGGTATATCCAAATCATTTCTTTTGATTGAAGTATCCCACGATTTTACAACATTATCATAAGTCCAAAGGTGATTATATTCACTTAAATCTATATCACTTATTTTACAACCAACAAGGTTATTAAATAACGATGATAATTCACCATATATTACAACAGAATAATAACCATCTTCATCTGTCCTACTAATATCAACCAATTGTAAAAAACCATCTATGATAATATTATCATCATACATCAATTGGCAATCAACTTTGAAATTAGGGTTAAAATCATTGGTAAAAAATCCATTCTCATTTATACCATCAAAGAATTGGTTATTGTTGTGAGATGCAGGTATATCAAATTGTTTGGTATAATTAGTTTTTATACTTTCAGGCTCTCTTACATCCTTAACATTAAATACAACTGGTATATTTACATTATCGTATAAATCCAAATCATAAGTTTTGGAATTATCCTGTGATTTTACTGATAGTTTATAGTGTCTCATTATCCTCTTTGAATTATTTTATTGTTAGAATGTTTATAACTTATTTGGTATGATGTTAAACCAAAGTTTTCTCTATTACCTCTTGTGAAACTCTCATCAGTTATGTTGATTGGCATCATATTATTCGTATCTTCTATTAAATAAACTTCTGGTGATGTATATAATTCTTCCAACCATTGTAATTCATCATCTTTTATCCAATTTGAGAATACTGTTTCAGTGTCGTTGGCATCAACAATATAAGTTGTATAACCTCTATCACCCATTGAATAATTATATAAACCACTTGTTGAGTTATAACTTCTTAAATTTCTCTTATATTCATTTCTATTTATATTGGTCGTAACATCACTTCTCATATTAAAGGTAAAGAAGTCCCACCCACCTAATCTATTTAACCACATCAATCGTTTTTGGGTAAATCTATAACATTCTGTGTCTATTAAAAAAGTGATTTCTTCTGATATTGGGTTTGATAAACTATCTTTGATTTGAACGGTATAATATGAGGCGTTTGTAAAATCTAAATTACCATCTAAATTCTCTGTCCCTACACCTAATTGTAATGTTTTATATACTTTTGTTGATGACCCTAACGCTGTTGAATATGTATCTATTAAAACTCCACTTGAAGTATAAGAGTTAAATACGGCTGTCATATTAAACAATACTGAATTATCCCAATTGATAAGAGATAAATACTCCACTTGTCCTAACTGAATTGTCCTTGTTTTAGGTCCATTAGTTAAAAATCTTCCTTGTGATGAAGGTAAAGAAGAAATATAAAAATCATCAATATCATAACTTAAAAATTCTTTGTATTGTAATCCACCATTCCAACTATACTCTGTTGAAGATGTAACCTGTTCAGTGAATTTATATTTATCTTTGGCATATATAACACCAGGTGTTACTGGTGATGATGTATTCCAAGGGCAATTGGTTACAATAACCTTATCAGACCCTACTGTTATTATATCAACAACTAACCATTCACCATCATATCCAGCCACTTGTGGTGTAACTGGTGCCTTTCTATTTGATACTACAACTGTATCACCAACATTTATTCTTGTTGGTAAAGCACCTAATGTAAGAAATCCTACTAACGACCCTAATGTTGGATGTGCATAATAATAATTATCAAAAAACTGTTCTCCTTCAATAATCAAACCACTTGAATTAGAAGTCCATGGTTTATCAATTATTACTGATGTTGCAGTGGTTATTAAAACACGAAAGTAGATATTACCAAAGAAATCAAAATCATAATCACTATTGGTATTATTCTGTAATACAACTAAATCACCTGGTCTTAAATTATGCCCATCTGGGACAAGTAATCTTGTTTGAAAACCACCACCATAAGATTGGGATGATGTATATTCCAAATATCTTTCATACTCCTCACCAAACTTAATATAATAATCTGTTGAACAAGTTGTATCACCAGCGAAACCTGGTGTTGTAAAATCATATCTTCTCGTTGATAAGTAATTCTCTACAACTCTACCTACATCAAATATACCATAATTATTGGCACTGATATTTTTATTATGTTTTAATGTCGTAACCAAATTACCACCAACATATACATCAGCGATATACTTATAGTTATACCTCTTTGTTTTATCACTATACACAATGAATGGTAATCCATTATAAACGGGCATCATTGGTTTTGTTTGTCCCTCACTTGGTGTTTTTACTATACTAACTGCCATATGTATCTCTATTTATATTTTTTAATAATTCTTTTGTAAATACAGATGAAAACTTCTCACCCATAATCTCTTTTAATACTGGTATATCTTCGTAAATTGGTTCAGTAAAGTTTATACCTCTATAACCATTTTGACCGATGGAAACTGCGATAGGCCAAGCCGCCTCTTGTGGTATTCCTTTTAACCTACACCATTCTCTAATATCATCAACTGGTGGCATACCACCTGGTGGTCTTCCTCTATCAACCCATTTACCATAAAACAAATAAGAAAAAGATAAGGAATAAACATCATTTTTATCTTTAACCACTCTTGACGCAATACTATCATATAACCATCCTGACGCTATAGCCCCATTTAATTCAATTAAAGCTTTCATATCATCAGTGATACTATCACCGAAGAATTTTAATGCCTTTACTATTTCCTCATCTTCCATAATCTACTTAATCATTTACTTGACAATATCCACTTCCGTTGAATGAAGGGACTTCAATATCCATATCCGCATACCATCCAATACAATAATCAACAAACTTTTGTCTAAATGGTAATGCTGATGGTGTATTTACTACTGATGCCTCTTCATTATTCCAAAAAGGTGTTGAATTTAATATCATCATTACATCATTTAAGATTAAGATTGTATCACTCAATAATTCGTCATCTATACTATCATCACTTTCCGCTATATCAAATACCATTACCCTAATAGTATAAATCATTGAGTTTTGTCCTAATGTTACTCTTTGGGGTATAACCCATAACACAGGAAACTTATCATCTTTGTTGAAGATATTTATATCCTCCATAGCCCCATTACCAAAATTCTGTATTCCAATATGAGTATCGGCTATCTCATTGAATGTTTTTAATATTGTATTGTATGTAATCATAACTATTCTTTCATTTCGTTTTTATATAATAAGTAAGTAAAACAGAATAAAACAGGTAATTCAACAACCTCCTCATATTTGAGAATATCACCTCCAGCCAAATTATCTATCATCTTCATCATATTCCACTTTCTTCTAATTTTTTCTTCAGCTCTTGCCTTTGCGTCTCCGATAGTCCTTCCCCCTGGTATATCATCTTCTTCACTTCCTCCTTCTTCATCTCCAGTAAAGAGCGTTGAAAATCTATTGAAAATTCCTTTACGATACGATAAAAAAAAAGTATCATCGGATATAAAATATCCATACCCATATCTAAAAATAGTTTTTCTCTATTCTCATCTATCGTATATTCTTCCAATGTATATTTCTTCGTAATTGGGTTATACTTCTTTACAGGTAAATAAATCACTGCCAAAACCTTATGTATATTATCAAACACACTACCCTCTGATAAGTATTCTTCAATATCAACATATTGTCCCAATGTAAGTTTTCCCAAATCAATTAAACCTAATCTACCTTTTTCAGTTTTAATAATTGGTATAGATTTCTCTTGTGGTGGCTCTTTTAAGAATTCCCATTTTGAGTATTCTTCCATTATATCCGTAACCGCCATATCCTCAATATCCGCTGGGTCTTTATCCAATAGGATGGCTAATACATTCACCATTAAATCCAATTTATCATCGTATTTTGGAAGTGTATGTATTTCTTGAAGTTGGTGTAATTTAATATCATACCAACTTTTCTCATCAGTTTTATTTTTCTTCAATAGTTTCATTATAGTAAAATATGTTATCCCTCTTTTTTGTTTTCGTTATACCATCCGTTTAATCTTCTCCATACTCTACCCCTACAAGATGCACAACTCTTACCAGTTTCTTTTATATGTGGGAATATCCTATTGTGTAAATTAAACATTACTTCTGTTTGGAATGCTGATACATAATTCTTATCAACACTACTAATAAATTCACCTACCTTATCGTGTAGGTTTTCATCTGTAATATCCTTAAAAAAGGCGTTTAGTTTTTCTTTCATAATCTTCCATTATTTATTCTGTTATTTATCAACTCTGACACCACTGATACGATTGAGGCATAAAATATAGATTGAGTAAAAATAAGTCCAATCCAAAATCCACTACATAGACAACAAGTTATTAGCCTAAATATAAATCTTTTAATAACCCCATATTCTCCATAATTCTCTTCACAGAAACCCAAATACCTTCTTAATAATACTGATGGCTCACTTGTAACGAAAAGTATCGTTAGAGACGATAATCCTACTAATTTTAATACTAATTCTAATTCCATAATTATATTTTTTCTAACTTAAATTTATATCCACCTACGGATTTCCTATTACCTCTATAACATCTCATTATATCTTCTTCACATAGATTTAATTCTTTACCAGCACTACTTCTATTTGGATATGATTTTATAAACTCATCTTCCATACTATACTGATTTACAACATATGTATCACCTTCTAAATTATTTAATCTATTGATTGTAAAGTTGTGATATGTTTCATTCAATTCATATCCTATATAATCTCTATTTAATTCCTTACAGGCAATACCACTTGTCCCTATACCACTAAATGGGTCTAATACAACATCACCTTCATCTGTAAGTAAATTGATAAAATATCTCGGTAATTCTCTATTGAATGGGGCAGGATGTTTGATGGTATTATCTCTTTCAGTCCCAGCGGTGGCAAATCTAAATACATTGTCTGGTCTAACACCATTTAACATATTCTCTATTCTCACAACAGATTTATCAGTCCTAACACCATCTTTGGTAACACCATGATTGGATATATCATTATATTCAGTCCTTTTCTTTGTCCCTTCTGATGGCTCTTCCAATACTCTATCCATATAAAACTTCATCTCCTTTGGATTTTTACAGAAGTGAAATATAAACTCAGTCATATTCCTAAATCTTTTCTTTCCACCATTTGGAATACCATTTTTCTTGTGCCAAAAATAACTATCATATAGTTTTAACTTTGTATCTGTTTGACTTCTATATATCAATTCATAGATATAGTAATTTCTAACCCCTCTGGTAACGTTATCGTTTATGTTTAATATGAAACTACCACTCGGTTTCAAAACTCTCTGTATCTCATTAAAAAGTGGTAATAACCAATCTACATATTCTGTTGGTTTTTTAATACTTACATCCTTACCATAATTTACAATATCACTATATGGTGGTGATGTAATAATCAAATCTATTGAATTGTCTGGTTGAGATTTAATCAACTCCATACAATCGCCTAATTCTAATCTAATCTCCATAATTATTCTTCTATTAGTTTTATTATTTTTTTTCTTAAATCCTTCATTAAGTTATATATTGATTTCTTTGATTTGTATTTTACACGCTTACCATCTTTTTCTCTAAAAAATGTGTATTTCTTAACAATCTTATCATAGGATAAGTTTTCCAAAAAATAGGCTTCAAATAATATCTGTTCAGTTTTGGTTAGTTTGGGTATAATACTTTCTACCAATAATATTTTTTGTATCTGTAAGTCGGTAAATTGTTTGGATAATTCTTTGATATAATCACTTTCGTATATTAGCCTATCATCATCACCAACCAATGTTTCAATCATATAGTCATCAATCTCATAGGCGTTATTATTATACTTCCTATTTATCGTTGATGTGGCGTATCTACCTTGTATATTTAACCAACTTACTGAAAACGCCTCTAATTTGTTTATTTCAATATATTCTTTTACTTTGGTTTCGTTTTCTAATAGATGTATAACTAACTCTGATACTAAATCCTCAGGCGTTAGATTAGTGTTATACCTCAATATATTTGTTGAACATTCAATTAAATATTCGTATCTTTTACTTATAAATGAGTTTATTATCTCTTTATAGTCCATATATAGTTTTATCTATATATAAATATCTGGTTATTTGAAAAAGTTAAAAAGAAAACGAAATAAATTCTACACCACCCGCATCAGAGTTATTTCTTTTGTGATAAAGTATTGCGTATCTAAATGCGTCAGCGGCATGATTAAATTTATCAATGGGGTCATCTAATAGTGTATCACCTTTCATCTTCCACTTATAATTGGATAATTCTTTTTTGATATTTACACTATCATCATGAACGAAGAATTGTTTTGATTTAACGGCGTCTATACCTTCTTTGATATTCTTTATTGCGTTGGCACAATTAAATCCATTACGTCTTAAATCTTCAATGATTTCAGGTCTTGCGTAATCACAAACAATAAGGGTTGAATAAGGTAATTTTTCTATTTCAAATATACTTTTTAATCTATCTATAATTTCAGGTGTTGTTAAATAACTCTCATATAATAATTCTTCAACATAAACTTCATTCTCCACAAAATCACATCTTATCAATGCTGTTTCATCAACGTAACCAAAATCCAATCCTAATATTGTATCTGTAATCTTTTCAGGTCTAAACGTAAAATACTTCTGATGATTATATATTGTATGTTTTGATTTGGAAGGAATACCTAAGGCATATATGTTGTAATAATCTTCATCTGTTTTAATCAACTCCTCAATTTCTTTTACCAATGTTTTTGATAAGAATGGATTGTCCTTATATGTTGAATGTATTTTAATTGCGTCAGGTCTATCTATTAAATCATATAACCAGTGTTCTGTATCCGAAGGGTTAAAATCACAAAATATGTTTCCCTCTGTCCTCATATTCAACTGAACGAATTCTTCTCTATTTATTTCGTTAGCCTCATTCATCCAACATATATCTCTTTTCCTACCTCTTAATTTTTGTTCGTCATCAGTTGAGAAGAATTCTACAATACTACCATTTGGGAATGTATATATGTTTTCTGTTTTATTATGGTATTGGGGATTATATATTTCAAGTTGTCTCATAACCTCAAAGAAATCCCTCATAACTGTTGCCCTTAACGCTGGAAATGTTTTACGAGTTATAGATATTACCTTATTGGGATTTTGTAAGGCATAGACGATAAATAACTGACATAAGGAATATGTCTTACTACTACGAGACCCACCTTGATTGACAATAAATCTAATATTATCATCTTGTAATGCCTTATAGTTTTTACTAAATACCTTCGTTGTCTTTAACTCTAATTCCATTATCTAACTAATACACCAACATTTGGTAATTCTTTTATTACATCAGGGTTATTGTCGTAAAACTTATTTAATCCTAATTGTTTTACTTTCTCAATCTTTTTCTCATTACTACCTGTGAAAAATACTCTATAAAGTGGAATACCCAATTCCATTGCGAGTGTATAAAGGGCATAAGAAGAAGACCTAGCAGAAACAATATAAACTTCTGTAGCACCCGCTGTAATAAGTTTTTTAACATATTCTCTTACTTTGTATTTGGTTAGTGTTTCATCGTAATCAAATCCTACCTTTATGGTTGCCAATTCTTCATCTATTTGTTTTAGTTTTTTCTGTGCCCATTCAATTCCTGTGTCTCCACCCCATGCATCATACATCAATCCACCACATCCTTCATCGTATGGGACATCCTTATGTTGTTGATGTCTTTTGAATGATGCCATTCTTGATATTGTATCTCTACTGATGTTTTCTCTATTACATAATTGATTGGCTCTTTTCTTACCTGTGGCTTCACCACAACTACCCCATCCATTCTCTTCTACCCATCTAAGTGCTCTACAAGCGTTTTCACTCGCTGATTTGGGATAATCATTATATGTCTCCAATTCATATTCACCGATGGCAATTCCTTGTTTATACGCTTTCTCTTTGGCTTTATTTCTATCTTCTTCATTACCACATTCGTAATAATATTTTTTTTGGTTACCCCATCTGGCGTAACACCCTTCTTTATCTCTTCCTAAATTTACTGGCATTGTATATTGTTTAATTATCTGTTATATCTTGGGACACTACCTGGTGAGGTTTGTGTTGGTTGTTGATTATTAGGTGATTTAACCAATGAGTTAGTTGATGGTTGGAATAAATACTTAACCCAGATATGTTTACAATTTACTCCTCCACGCCAATTAAATACTGAATATGTGTTAGCCCCTCTAATACCAAAACCAGGATTAGATGAGTTTAATCTTTGAATACTATCTTTTGTTAAAAGTGATAAATTACTTCTAACACTTAACTCTCTACAAAATGGTCTTGTGTTTGGTCCTATACCATTGTTATAACCACTTGTATTTCTTGCCTGTGGTGCTACAACATATCTGTATAACTTAAATATCTTCTCAGCCACTAATCCTTCTTCTACATTATCTAAAATCTCATCTTCCATATCTTCATTGTCTCCAACGATTTGATAGTATTCAGGATTATCCAAATCTTCTTCACTTATACCCAATTCATCAATTGATATAAATAAGTCAGGGTTTTCATCCATATATTTAACAATGGCTTCTTCTACCTCATCAGGCACAATATTATTCTTCTCCAATATTGTTAAATCTTCTTTTACTTTAATTCCGAATTTGTATTTTACCTCGCACATAATTCTTTTCGTATTTCATTAGTTTTTTATTATTCCCATAAGGTAATACCCCTCCCCTTTGATAATGTCTTACAACCTCTCTTTGTGTCATACAACTTGATAATAGAATAAGACATAATATCAATATTCTACTCTTCATCCTTTTTCTTCCTTCTCACTGGTCTTTTTGTTTTTGGTTTAACCAATTTATCTTCTACTATAATTTCCTTCTTTGGCTCTTCTTCTATAACCTCAAAGATTTCTGTAAATCCTAAATCATAATAGTTTTGGTAATGTTCCTCTTTAACTGTGTTGGCATCAAATGTAATCTTACCAACTCTCATGTCGTTTCTTGTTACTCTTAAACCTTCATATTGGCTTTTAACTTTCAGTTTCTTCATCTCTTTGTATTTCAATTATTTTTATAACTTCAATGTTATTTATTTTATCACCACCACTTGTTATATCAACTTTGTTTTGGTGTAATCCACTTATCTTATTTATTTCTTTTCTAATATCATTGGCAAGTCGTCTATCTTCTTCTTTTAACGCCTCATAGTATTGTTTCTCCATCTCTGTAATGGTTTCCTCTAACCTATCCTTTGATACTTCTATCAGTGTCTCCCTAATCAATGGTTTAGCCTCATTATAAAGGGTATAGAAATAACTTATTTGATATCCTAATTTTAATATATCCTCTCTTATTTTGGCTTGGGGAACACCATCTATAACCCATTCAACTATCATCTTGATAAGGTCATCTTTTTTATATGTAGGTTTTTTCTTTCTTGGCATCTTTTTTTCCCTATATTACGATGTTATACCATAAAGTATATATAGACTACCTTTTGTTTATTTAAGTTTGTTAGGGACAAAAAAAAGGGGGTAAAAACCCCCCTCCAAACGCTAAACTTAAAATTATTACATTCTTATCTTATCCTCTTCTAAAACAATCTCACCATCTTCATTTGTTATCTGAGACATGAGTGCTGTATAATACTGTTTATCTCCAAATGTTAAATGATAAATGATAAGGCTTATAACTTTTTCTATATCAACCAATTTCTTATCATTACAAATCTTTTTAATAATACTAAACGCATTTTTTAAGTTTTGTTCATAATGCTCAATGTCATAACCAGACATCATATAATATTGTAAGGATAAAAACTTATGGTAATCATATCCAATATAATCCTCTAATACATATGATATACCTACAACTCCTTGTTGATAATTGTCGTATTCATCAGCTAATTTAACCATTTCTTTAATTTCTTTCTTAAACTCATTTGTTCTCATATTTTATAATTTTTATTGTTATTACTATCTTTCTACAAATATAATGATTTAGGTTGGATTGGCAATGGCTTTTCTTATTTTTTTCTCTTCTTTTTCTTTGGGGTCATATTTGTGTTACCATTTGTTTTACACCTCATAATCAATAAACCATTCGCATCATCATTAGGAACTACTTTTTTGTGATTTACAAGGTCGTTTATCATAGCTAAATTCATAAGAGCTTCCTTAGCATTGACCATATAAGTCTTACCATTATAACTATCATAATATGATTGTTCAAGTTCATTTAAGTAATTTATCATAGCATCCACTTCTTCATCCTTTTCAATCGCTTTATTAAGCATTTCAGAAAGGTTTTTCCAATCTGATGTTTTTAATATTTGATGAAACATCATTGTTCCATTCCAGAATGCCATTACTTTAACTTCTCCCGCTTTTGGTGTTCCATATACATCTATTGTTCTCATAATTTTTGTTGTTTTATTGTTATTACTCTGTCTTACAAATATAGTGATTTAGTTTGGTTTGGCAATGAGATTTTTATTTTATTTTTACCCCAGTGATGATTTCACAAAATTCTAATAATTGAGGTGTATTTAGATATACAGCGTATCTCATCTCTTGACTATTTGTTTTATATCTTCTACGGATTGTCTCGTATGCCTCTCTTCTACTCTCTAATTCTTTTTCTGTATAAGTTTCCATAATGTTTGTTGTTTTAATGTTTGTCTTACAAATATACAAAATCTTTTCTAATATATCAAAAAAAAAAAGGAGATAATTTCTTACCTCCTTTTCCATAACAACAAAAAAATTAAAACCAAACAATTATGATTTATATTAAACATCAGGCAAAACCTGTAAAACACTTTTTTTATAAATATCAAGGATAAACCTAACTTCACTTAAACAATCCTCCATATCGTCTCCTTTTTTTATTTTAATCAATCTTATTATATCATCCGTAGTTATATTGATGGCGTCTCTTAATTTAGCACACATAATATAATCTTCCGCCATTAAATAACTTAATAACAATGCGTGATATATTTCTATTTCCTTCTCATATAAATCCACTATATCGTTGGATGATAGTTTAGTTGTTGAGATATCCATCAACCAATCTATACTATCTCTAATCTCGTTATTTTGAATTATTTCGTCAAGATGTAATTCCAACTTTTTTCTATTATACATAATATTATTTTTCATAACTTTTCTCATCTCTATATATAAATATCTCGTTATTTGAAAAAGTTCATCAATCACTCCAAATATTTTTATCTTTTTTTATTTTAACCACATTGAATATACTTTTCCATTTGTGTCTATCAACCACATATCCTGTTACTCTTCCACCATCTCCACTTTGTGTAGCTAATCTTATACCTGTCCTTTTTTCATCAGTGTTGAAGAATTCTCTTATTTTATCCATTTCAACGAAGTATGCCAATTCATGGTAAGGGAAGTAATAGACGAAGTAATCGGCTTTGGATGAGGTAATACCGCTATCTCTTCCATTACATTTAATCTCAATAAACATATTGTTGGTATAGTATCCTTTTAATTTCTCAAAACAATCTGTCTTAACTTCAAAGGTTTTATCTTCAACTGTATCACCAGTCATTCTAAAATCATACCACTTATCATTTCTGTAATAAGCTATTTTGTATTCAGGTTTCTTTTTTGTTATATAATCAGCGATTACACGCTCTCCTTTGTTTCCTTGGTCTAAATCAGACCACCACTTTTCTTCTCCAGTCATTTTTTTTATAAGTTTGTTGTTGTTATTATTTACTTATAAATATGTTGAAGTTGAAAACTTTTTACCTTAATCCTAATTTTTTTCTTACCATCGCTCTTAATCTTGTAAATCTTCTAACATCTCTTTCACTATATTCACCTTTTTGCCATTCTTTTGGTTTCTTATAACCCCTTGAATAATATTTTAACATTTCATCATAATCAAATTGAAGGATATCTTTTATCTTACTTAACATAGGGTCTTCATAAAACTCATATTCTCTATCATATGTCTCCTCAGGCAACATATCTATTGTGATGTTAGGGTTATACTTTTGACTATCTCTCCAACAACCATACAAGTAATTTCTGTAAGTTATAAACATATAGTTTTCAATGTTAGACATATCTACTCTACCTTCATTATACTTGTCTAATAATCTAAATAATACTTCTGAATATGCTTCATCTCTATCTACATATTTGAAGTATCCACTAAAAGCGTATTCATACTTTCTACGCACTTTATCTAATAATTCTTTTATCTGTAATTCTTCCATACTTATAAGTATCACCAAAGTTGAAGAAATACAAAATAGTTTCAATATGGTGAATTTTACCATAGTAATTTTTACTATACTACTATGGTAATTTTTACTATACTACTATGGTAATTTTTACTATACTCAATAATAAGATTATTAAATAAGATTATTAAATAAGAATAAAAATAATATAAAATAATATAGTAATTTATTATAATAACGCGCGCAAGAAAAATATTTTTTTAATCATTTGATAATTTTTTATATTTTTCATATATTTATAATTAAACAATAAAAAAATTAAAAACTCAAAGAAATGAAAAAAGAAGAATTTATTAAAATCCAATTAGATTTATTGAATAGAAAAGATATTACTCCAACAGAAAAATTAGTAATAGCTTATCTCAAATCACTACAATCAAATAATAATTATCATTATGCTGGTGTTCCATCATTAGCAGAATGTTTGGGAATGAAAAAAGATAACTTAAATAAAGTAATCACCAAATTAGAAGATAAAAAGATTATATTCAAATCATCTGATAAAAAATATATCCAAAAAAGATATAATCAAAGAATGGCTATTGTATTAGTTGATAATAATAATCCTTATCCAACGAATAATACACCAAAGGTTAAATCTAATAAAGAAAAAACTAAAAGTAATACCAATACACCAAAGGAAGAAAAAGAATTCGTTAGAGAGGAAATTTCATATAAATTATTTGGTAAAGAATTATCTATACCAAAATATATGAAAGAAGATTTTGAAAAATATATACTCAACAGAAATACTATACTCAAACAGGCTTTAAGAAAAAGTGATGTAATCAGAGAAGATTACTTAAATGAAAAAATTGAAGAAATTAAAAATAGATAAAAATACTATTGATTAAACCAAAATAATTTTATATCATTATATTAGTTTGTTGTTGTAAAAAGTTTAATATAAATTTTTATTATACTTTTCTTTGAGGTCAAAAAGTGGGATTGATAGATGTTAGGTCAATCCCCTTTTTATTTATAGATATTTAATTAAAAATATCAAAGACACCACAGCACAAGTTATTCCAACTATCATCATTTCTTTAATTCAGTTATATCTTTTTTTATTCCCTTCAATCCTGTTATAAGATTTTTGATTATTTCAATAATAGATTTATTACCCATCTTCATTGAGTTTTCATTTATTGATACACTCTCAATAAATACCGCAATCACACATACCATTTTTGATAGGAAATATTCAATCTGGAATAGTTTCTCACCAAAGACATACTTATCCATCAAAAAAGAAATTAAGATTGCCACAGAGTAAAAAATAATCTTTGGTATAATATTAAAAAGTTTATGTGATTTGAAACTCTTCTTACCATCAATTTTAATACAAGTCCAAATACCTGTAATAGTATCTAAAAAAACCATCGCTACCATAATAAGTATTAAGGGTTTGATTGGTAAAATAAGAGTGCAAAACGCTGTTAAAAATAGTGTGATGTTTTTCATAATCATTTAGTTTGAAGGTCCGTAATATTTCTTATATAATCTCCAATCAATATCTTCATCTAATACAATGTCGTTGTCGTATCTTGTTTCCAATGTTGGTGTAATGTTTTCAATATTATCTGTATCGTTATATAGAGGGAATAATTTACTATTCTTACAAAGAAATTCCACCACGCGTTCGTCAAAATAATTTGCCTTCGCTACTAAATCTTCTTTTAAGTATTTCAAAGATGGTAAATCAATAGGGTCAGAATAGTCGCCTCTTAACTTCTGTGCTCCTTTCGCTGTAATCTTCATAGTTCCATATACCAAAGCTTCTGATGCCGCTCTATATGCAATCCCTCTCTTTAATAATAATACCAATTCTTCTTCATCACTATTAAGAGTTTGTGCTATAAACTTAGCCTTCAAATCTTCATATAAAGGTCTTCCAACTAATTCTCTTGTATTGATTAGCTCAATTACCTCCAATTGAGGAATTATCTCACTAACATCCATATTAGCGGATATTGGTGTGAATTGTTTTAGATAATATTCTGTTACAAATGATGTGAAATTTGCCATAGTATTTTAGTTTTGTGTAGTGTTATTTTTGTTTAATTCCAAAGGTTTGATACGGAAGTTTATTCCATCCAATCCAGCTGTTGAGAATAACTTATTTATTATCCTATTCAAAAATTGTTGGTTTGGTCTAATTACGAATTTATCAAATGCTTCAATCTGTGTTTCAAAATCAGCTGTCCCTAATTTACCTGGTATAGATATCCCAAATAATTCAGGTGTTGTAACCCTCGCACCTGTTAAAATCTTTGATTGAATTTGGTCTGCTAACACTGTGTATTGTTTATCAAGGTTAGATGTTTGTATTGGTTCAACTTCTGGAGCTAATTCCTTACCATCAGAAAACATTGTAATAGCTTTACCACTATTCTTAACTCCACCAAACGATTGTTTTAACCCTCTGACGATGTCATCTCTTTCTTCCAATGTCTTCGGTTTCCTAAAAAATCTTATGATAACAGATGGGTTAAAACCATTCTCTAAAAGTGATTTATAGAATAACCCTGTTTGTCCTTCAAGCTGTATCCAATTACATGATGCCAAATACGATGGTTCCCAATAATATTCGTTTGAAATCATTTGTGTCCCTAAATATAAAAGTTGTCTATGGTTTTCCTTATTCGTAACATCAAATGTCGCCATATGGACTGGGTCTTCTCTTCTATTACTCCAATCTCTTTTGTAGTAATAACAATCAACATCACCATCTTCAAACTTACCACTTCTAATATGTTTTGGACTAATTCTTGTAAATTTAACAACCTTTGAGAAATCTAAACTCCAAATCACTTCAATAGCAATACTACCATATAATTCCAAATCCTTTGCCAAATCTCTTACAAAGTCCTCAATATCTCTTCTACCATCAACATACTCAATAAGTTTATATAGGTTAAGTTTTTGTTCATCTGTAAGGTTTGTATCATCCAATTCAAAACCATCACCAGCAACGATTAAACTCTTAGCGTCAATAATAGCCTGATGAGTTGGTGATGTATTGTATAAGTTTTGTAGGTATTCAGGGTATTGTTCCCCTTCATCCGTAACATACTCTACCCATTCTCTATTTTGTTGCTCCTTAATAATTGGTAAAGAGTTTTCCATCTTTAAGTTGAATATTGTATCAACAGCATCACCACCATTTGATGTTGGTAATTCAGGTGTAGTTTCAACCTTATTATTCTTATTAAAATTAAATATTCCCATTTCTTAATTATTTATATATGTCATTTATTCTGGCATCATTACCTCTAACTTGTAATCTACCCTCTTCTAATATTTTTCCTGTTGTGTATTGTATATCCAATGTATCGGCACTAAAAGGTGTATCACTTTCATATACCTTATATCTCCATTCACTTGTATTACCTGTTAGATAAATCTTACCATCCAATAAATCATTTGGGTTTGTATTATTATAAAATTCTTGTATTCTAAAATAATTGTATCTTTCAGGTATATCAGACAAATCATCCGCTGTAAATTTTACCGATTGTTGTGTCCCTTCATTCTCAACTACGAATAAATAATAATTGGGCACATTTAATAAGTAATACTCACTCTTTTCTGTTAAAGTAAGGACTACATTATTAGTTTTCTGTTTATCTAATCTTATCATCTCTTTTTTTATAAAATATATAATTGGTAAATTTTGTTTATATAATTTGGCCGATTGAAATAAAGTTAGTATCTTGGTTGTATAAATATTTGAGTTATGGAAGAGAGAAGATTAAAAATCATTGAGAAGATTAAAAGAGTTAAAAATTTTTATGATGGTTATATTGAAGAATTGGAAGAGATGTATGACAATGGTGAAGAAGATGTAATCATTGATATTGAAGAAACCCAAGAAAAGTTAAGATACATTGAATACGACATTCAACACTTATCTGATGAGGTATTTAAGAAGATAAATTTGGATATATTTGAAGATATATATAAAGATTATGATGAAGAGGGTTATTTAATATAAAAAAAGGGAGGTAAAAAATACCTCCCCTTTAATAAAACTATATAGAGGGATAATTACGGTGCTGGTATCAACAACGCTGGAATGATTGTGTTATCCACCTCTGGTGCGTTATCCGCTTCTTCTGATGTGAAAGTTAAGTTATAAGAGTTAGCATCTCCTTTAGCTACTCCTGAACCACCTGCTACTTCTGTTAAGTAAGCTCCACTATCTTTACCAAATAACCAATATAAACCATTACTATCTAAAACGATGATAGCCAATTGTTTTTGACCAGCCGCTAATTCTCTGATAGCCTCAGCTTTCGTTTTATCTCTTCTGTGTAAAATTAAATTTACTGATTGGTTAAAGAATGTTGAACCATTCTCAATATTCACATTTATTGTTTCTTCGTAAGACGAAGTATTTCTATTAAACTGGTATTCCCAAAACTGAGAAGTTGTTGCCATAGTGATAGCTGTTACTTCTGATGAAGCTTCAACATAACTCTCAATATTACACCAATCTGTAATATAGATTTTTTCAACACCTCCAGAGTTTAAATCACAAGATTTTACAATCCCACCAGTTATTAAACTACAATTACAAGCCATTTTTTTATGTTTTTATTTAAGTATTATTTTTTATTTTAGTTGGTTAAGGGAGGTGTTTCCTCCCCTCACCTATTCACATTTACATATAGATAATCTTATGCGTAATAAACGATTTCTGAACCATAGATAAAATCAACCCCAAATTTGAAATCAGAAACAAAACGAACTGTTCTAGCTCCTGAGATATTTCTTTGTGGTAAAATTGTAGCCTCACCCATATCAGACATTAAGTCAGTCAATAATAATAAGTTATCTTGAACTGATGCTACGATTTTATCATCACCTAAACCTGGTGCTACGATGATTTTAACTCCTAAGAATTCTAAATCTCTGTGGTTTTGCATGTAATACATCTCAGCTGATGCTGACGCTAAAGCTTGTCTGTAAAAACCAGCTGTTTTAGTGTTGATGTAGATAGCTAATCTTTCGTTATCTTTAACTGTTGCTGGGATAGCGTCATATACTTTATTCATCTCAGAGATGATGTTTGATGCTGATAATGTAGTAGCTGTCAAAGCGATTACATCACCATCAGCCGCTAACTTATCTTGTAATCCTTCAGCACAAGTGAAGTTAGATGCAACTGTAGCTCCACTTCCTTGCCATACGATATATTCTAAATCGTTAGATACTTTCTTAGCTACTTCTTGAACTAAATAAGCTTCAACTGTGTCTGGCATCACTTGGTCTGAATTAGACCCAGCTCTTAATAAATCAGATAAATAATTTCGTTCAAAAGTTTGAGCACACCACTCAAGCCCGATATTTACATCACATACTTCAACTGTTTTTTGTGATAATTCTCCTTCTCCTGTTGGTGAGAATGAACAAGTTCCATCTTGTAAAATTGACCCTAAATTTAATTGAGCAATTTTAGCTTTTGATTTAACATCAGGGATTAAACGGAAACTTTCTTTTGATACCCCTTTTAATAATGCCTCGCTGTAAAAACCTTCTAAATCTTTTCCTGCGAATATTGTATTATCTACAAATGATAATTTGAAATTTGAATTTTTCATAATTTTTATTTTTTTATTTTGTAATTTTTATTATTAAGTATTATTTACTCTTTTATTGTAGATTTTTTTATCTAAACTTTCTAATTGTGTTTATTCTACTTGATAATTCTTCCTCCAATTTGATTTTTCTATCATCAGATTTTTTAGTGATTGTTTCAGCACCTGCCATCTTTGATAACTCCTCAATTTGAGATTTTAATTCTGTAGCCATCTCTTCACCTTTTTCAGCAAACTTTGTCTCTAACTCTGTTAGTTTATTTACTAATTCAGCGTTTTGTGCTACAAACTGGTCAAAAAGTGGTTGAACAACTGACATTACTTTTTCTTCAAAAGATAACTCCTCTTCAACTTCTTTAACCTCATCAGTAGTTTCTTCTGACATTTCTTCTTCAACTACTTCTTCTTCTTTTTCCATGATTTCAACAACTTTTCCTTCAGCGTCTAAAATCACTTTAGCACCACTCTCTAATGTGTGTTCACCTTCTGGTGCTTTTTCAGTCATTTCTGGGTCTAAAAATAAAGGTGTTCCTACTCCAACTTCTTCTCCATCAAAGTAAATTTCAACACCATCATCTCTTTTCACCATTCCTAATTTTGTGTTTTCCATTTCTGTATTTTTATTTATTTTATTATGTGATAATTCTACCAACTCAGCGTCAGCTTTGATTTCTACACTAAATCCTTTTACTTCTTCACCTTTAACATACTTGTCCCAAAACTCCTTATCTTCAACCTTAACCGCTCCAAACCAAGTCCCATCTGGTAAGTCAAAACCATACTTTTTAGATTTGTCAGGGTTTTCAATCAACCAGTTTTCTTTTAGGTAAGCATTTACCATTTGGTCTGAATGTTGGAAGTTAAATTGGTCGTTGAATTTGTTTTTGTTAAACTTTTCAGCGATGAGTTCAATAACCTCTTCATCAAACATAATGTTATACTCATAACCTGTTTTCTCATCTCTTCTATAAATCATCTTATTTGGGATAAGTAATGGTCCGTATAACAATTGTCTGTCCTTATCGGCTGAGAATTTAATCTCTATTTGTTTTGATAGTTTAATCCAATCTTCCTCTATAGCAGGGAAATCTACTAATGACACCATATAAACGCCACTTTCGTCTTCGGGATTTACTTTAATCTTGTATAATGGTATTTTATTCTCCATATCTTAAATTATTATTTAATCGTTATTTGTAGATTTTTATTAAAATGTAGTCCTATTTTTCAATACATTATCTGACTTTTGTTGTTGTGTCATATCTGATGATACAACATAAGTTTTGATTGGTCTATTCACCAATTCAGATATTAAACTTTCCATTCTTGATGTATCCATTGTTTGTTGAGCAACCATACCACCTGTAGCCATAACTTTTTTAGACATCAAAGGTGTCCCACCATAAGCCTGATTGATACTATCCAATAATGGTAAGAAGGCAGATGATGATTTTTTGTTGATAATAACCTCACCACCTTCAGCATTGATATCAACACCTCCACCTGAATGAGAAGGTCCTGTAATCATACCACCACTACCAAATTGAGGTGGGTTTGGTTTATTAGCTTGAATTGTAGCTAATTGTGTAACCCCCAAAGCTGCAACAACTCCTAATTGGAATGGGTTAGCTGCCGCACCTAAAAGGGATTTACCTAAATTCACAATAGCTTCTAAATAACTATATTCCCATTTCCTAATCTCACCTTTGTATTGTGCTTCAGCGATTTGTTTATCTCTTTCCTTTTGTTCAATTGCCGCCTTATCATCAAATTCTTTTAACTTAGCTGACTTAAATTTTTCAGCGTTTGTCTGTTGAGTAATACTATCCAAATAAGCGTTTTTCTCAGCGTCAATAGCTGCTAATCTTAAATCACTTTCCTGTTGGATAAATGATATTCTTCTATCCTCAATCGTTGTATATATACTATCTAAAAGAGTTAAAGACGCTGATAATTGTTGTTGTATAGCATCAACCACTTCTGTCTCCCTTTCAGACATAAACTTAGCCAATTTTGATTTACCTTCTTTAACCTTATCATCAAACTCCATTTCAAGTTTTAACTTGTCCTGAACATACTTTTGATAAATCATGTATTGTTGGCGTTGGTTTTCGTCATACAATTCTTGTCTTTCCTTTTCAGTCAATTCTTGATTTCTAATCTCCTCTTCGTATTGTAATCTTAATATCTCTAACGCATCTTGTTTTTCTTTTTCTAAAAGTTTTTTTCTATTTTTGATATATTCTTCTAACAATACTCTTCTTTGACGAAAGTTTTTGGCTGTCGCTAAGTTTTCCTCTAATTCTCTATCTAATCGTATAAGGGCTGTTTCATCTTCAACCTTTCTTCTTTCACTTGTGTATTTATCATACGCAATTTTTCTTTTCTCCAAATTGTTGAATACGAAACCTGTGATTGTATCTTCAAGGATATAAACTTCTCTAAATATTTTTTGGTAATTATCTACCAATTCTTGTGCTTCAGTTATGGTTATATTCTTATTTTTAGAAATAGTCATAACCAATTGTTCAACATAATTATTATACTCTTCATATACATCTAATGCTTTATCAAATTTTGGTTCCAATCTTGATATAACACCATCTATTTCTCTAAATAATACTTCACCATCAACCTTCATTTTATCAGCCGTTACATCCATTAAATCACTGAATACTTCTGCTGTTTTTTGAGCGTCAAAACCAAAAGCTTCTAACTCTTCTTTAGCTACTTTATAACCATTTACTAAACCAACTATTTGTCTTCTTTGTTCATCACCAAAGTTTTTAATCTCATCACTATCTAATGTCTCTTTAAGTATTTGAGTATATTCTTCTAATGTTGATGTTGGGAATGTATCTGTTAAATTATCTCTAATCTTTTGGAATACTCTGTTAAAATCTTCACCAAACTCAACAATTTGTCCTCCAAATAAATCTTCAACATCTACCCTTAATACTTTATATGTTTCTTTTAGATTATCTCTTAATATTTTTAATTCCTCAATTCTTTTTTGATTACTCTCTTTTAACTTATCAGATAATTCTTGTTGTGCCTCAGCTACTTCTTTATTATATTGTTTTTCAAGTAATACCCTTTGTTTTCCAAATGAGTTAAGGAATGTCTCATCAACCGCTAATTTTTGTTTTAATGCCTTATTCTCTTCTTCTAATTTTTTTCTCTCTTCAATTAAATCTTCATCTTTAGCGTTTCTTAAAGCCTGTATTCTTTTGTAATTGGCGTTATATGTATCCCTCGCTATTTCTTCCTCTTGCTCACTTAATTGGACTTTTAGATTATAGATTTCTAATAATGAACTACCTTCTAATTCCAATATTTGAACATTATAATCATTCACCTGTTTGGTGATAGCTAAGTTTTCTTCCTGTAATCTCTTAAATTCTTCTAATTGAGCATTTAAGTCCTTTTGTTTTTCAACACTATCATCAATTAAATTATTCCATATTTCCCATATAGCAACAACAGCTGTAAGGACTGTAACTAATAAAAATACTGGATTAGCCTTTAATACTAAATTATATGCCTTATTAAGGATTGTCCCTTTTTTTGTAAGTTGGTTAGATATTTCTTGTATCCCTTGTAGGATAGCCATACCAGCATTTAACTTTACTAATGTCTTTTCTAATTGTTCGTTTTCCTCACCAAACAAAGCTACAGCACCTTGTGCTATATTGAATACAGATACTAAACCAGCAACACTATCAACTACCTGTGTAATACCTCTACCTCTTTCAGTAAAAGCATCAACTTGTGCATCTACATCCTGAACAGTCCTTTTCATACCTACTAATTCTGTTTGTAGGTCAATGAATTCTTTTGTGTTTTGTTTTCCTTGTAAGGCTAACTCATACATTCTATCTTCTAACTCACCAATTCTACCTGTAAGTGGTTGAATATCACCATATACATCTTCAAATCTTAAATTAAGATTACCCATAGATTGAGTAAGCCTTTCAGCCTCCTCATTTAGTAATTCAAAAGCACCACTTCCGTATTTTACCTCATCTAAACCATCTTTTAAATCTTCTAAAGCCTTTCTTTGTTCCTTTAAGGTTTTAGCGGATTTGGAGGCATTTATTAGAATATCAATATTTATTTGTTCAGCCATATTTGTCTTTTATGTAAAATATATTATTGGTGATAATTGTTTTTATGTCAATTCAGTTAGAATGACATTCATATTCTCTAACGTAACATCTCTAGCACCACTAACATTCGCTACATATACTTCTATATAATCACCATCAACCATATCTGTCATACAATGAAAAGGTATAGTATCTCCTTTACCACTACCACTGATAACCTTTGTCCCTAAACTACATGGGATTGGATTACCACTCTTATAAAATAAGATATGTATCTCATCATTATTACTACCTTGAAAAGCGATATTACCTTCTAACTTAATTGGGTTATATCCATCACCTACTTTTGTCAATCTACCATTGGTGTGAATAAATCCTTTTGTATAGTTTGATGTAGTATTGGCATTTACCTTATAATAAACACCTGTTGAAGATATGGTTGTAACAGTCCCACCAGTATAATCAAAAAAGTTTCCATAATCTCCACCACCTACTTTGTAAGTGCCTACCTTTTGAATATCATATTGTTCGGTTAGTATATTCCAAGTTGTTGGTTTGTATTCTATCAACAATAAATCTTGTCTATCCTCATCCCAATGAAGAATATGTTTTTTTGTTTTTTCACTGATTTTAGTCCCC